GGAAAGGACCGAAGGCTAGTTGAGCTAACTAACCCAAGGACCCAGATCGTACCACTGTTGAACTAAGCTATACGAGAGCGCCAATTTGGAGACCCCGGAGTTGACTTTATTAGAGTCAAGTCCATCGGAATCCAATTCGGTAATCTCACGTATCGCTTGGAGCCTAGTCGGTATGACTCCCGTTCTGGTTGACCCGGTGGGCAAAATGTCCACTCGTGACCCGCCAGAACGCGTTGATAAACGCCAAAGCTCAGCTAATAAATAGCCAGGCTTATCTTCAAGGTAATAATTACCTGAGTCCGTCACGTGTTTGGCAACATATCCTTCGATATGATGTCGCGCGCGACTAGGGGTGGCTTCATCAAAGTTCGAGATGAAACCACCATCTCCGAGAGTATTTGGTATCTTAAGCCGAAAGGCCTTAGGTACCATACGCTCAAGGAGTTCAAACGTTGGACGGAAACGAGCGTCACATGCGATGTAATTACACTCGCGGTGAGCTAATCTCCGAACAGCGTTTGCTAGGCGGAAAACCGCCGGTATTGAAGAAACTTTATCTTTAAGATAAAGAGGCTTTACGTCAACACCCTCGAACCAATGGGCACCACAGCTTTCGCGAAACATGGAGTCGACATAAGTCTTCTTCATGTTGATACGGAAGCCATAAAAGTCCATCATTCGAGAGAAGAGCTTGAAAGCCGATATCGGTAATATGATATCGTCCCCGTAAACGCTGACTGTTTCTTCGGCGTTTACATATTCTGCGCAGCATTTTGATACCGCATAGAATATAAGGGATTGAAGCGGAAAGGTGAAGCCGTTCCCCATTGAGGAGAACTTCTCCCACTTTATCGTTTCATCTTTCAAAGTACCGAAGTGCGACCTGCACGAATCCATAACGCTAAACCATTTAGGGGGAAGCAATTCCCTTACAACGGCAAGCGCGACAGAATCGCTCGCAGACCTCAAATCAACCGTAGCCAGCTTACCAGAAATAGAACCCTGGCGCGCTAACTTCTGATTGACAGTCTGGTCACGAAGGTCAACACCCACCCAAGAAAGTTTCTTCATCATTGTTTCGCCAATGGACTTCTGGAACCAAGAATTGATTCCAGGTTCAATGGCAATAACGCGATGGGTAGAAGCATCCTTAGGTACAGTGACAACTTTATTACCTACTTGAAAATGCGGAAAACCTTGCAGATCCAAGTGCTGGCCCCAATGAGGATATACTAACTCAAAGGTTCCAGTTGGTAGTAAAGAGTACAGATCTCGCGTTATTCCAATTTCGTTTTGGAATTTGTTAACTGGACTGGAACGTCTCCTCTTTATAAGAGTAGATGCGCCAGGACCCCAATTAGCATCGAGAAAGAAATCAGCAGCACTAAACTCGCCAAGTATCTTAGATATTTTTCGCGTAACTGCATGATGCAGATACACGACGTCGCCCGAATATAAAGGGTCTCGTTCTAAGAACCGAAAGCGAGAATTAGTCTCTTTGCATAGATTCTCAAACTCTGAGAATTTAGTAAAGGCGACCTCATCCAAATCGTAGCTAAGGCGTAAGCCTTTAAACTTCGATAGGAACTTAGTCGCACAATACGCAGAGCGAAGAGAGCCTACATCATTATAATGTAGGGGATCAAATTCTAGTTCAACTATCTGGTTATGCTCGTTTTCACGATACAAAAGCCAGACGGCTAAAGCTCGAGGATGATCCAAGGACTGCAGATAACTTTCAATTGCAGAGGCTTCATCAGCCTGTTTTACGCGATAGCTCCTAAGTCCCGAAAGGAACTTAGAACCATACTTTTTAAAAGACATGGTTTGTCACTCCGAATGAAATTCAAAAGCGGATTAGCCAGACGTTAGTAAGGCGAATCCAAATAACGAACAGCGTCGACAACAGGACTCCCAGTTGCATCAGAGGGAGCCCCATCGGAGGCGTTGATCGTTCCCATCAAGAGCGAGCGAGCCTGATTCATGAGCGCAATGCGCTCAGCTTCAGTCCCACGCTCAGGTAGGATGAATTCCATCACAACCGTATGATCATAGGCTTTCGTCGGCTGGGGTTGTATACCCGTCGCCGTTGAAGGAGCTGTGACCTCGAGTGTGGGAATGACGAGCTTAACGACCACTTTATTCAAACGGGATGTCTTGGTAGGCAACCTGTTCGAAAGAGTGACCGTAGGATAACCGATAGCAATTCCACCGCTACGGTCTACCCAACGCGCAACACCAGGAAGGACAAAGCCTTGAGGGTCGAACGTTTTGTTTACACTTACAGCGGCGTCAGAGGTAACTCCGACGCCAGTGGTCAGTGTAGACAGTTTGACTTGTGCAATTGCACCCATCAATTTCTCTCCAAAATGGAAAAGGTTAAAGAGCGTCTCAGGACTTACTCGTTATAGACCTAATCAATGCTAATGCGTTAGCGAAATGTACGCCTTTGGAGTCAAAGGGAGATTTTAATTCCGGAAAAGACATTGATGGAAAGGTTGATAAAACCGTTCTGTCAAGCTTGACCGTTTCCCTTTGCCAACCACCGAAGTACTGCTCGTTAACCCACGCAAAGACAGGAGAACCCGAGTAAGCTAAGCTCTTGAGGGTACTCTGACGTGTAAATTGAACTTGATAACCGTCGATGAATTCTAACCCATCCCAAGAGGATAAACTCTCGAGGTAAGGGCCGACGGGTAAAAGCCAATCAAACACGAAAGAGAAGGGTAAAACCTCCCATGCGAGATTCACGGGATTTGTGAAGCCAGTCTGAGCAAGAAACGCAGTCGTCGGACTAGCAAGGCGGTAGCGCATGGCGAACTTAGTTTTTGAGTCGATCTTAGTGATCTCCTCGCCAACTTGGACGCCAGAACTATGACGCAATGCCTGTTTAACAACTGTTGAGTAGCTCGCTGAAGACCGGACCGTCTTCGCCACAAAGCTGTTAGCTTGAACAAGTTCAGCTAACGAACGCATAGAACCATCAATATCCTGGAGTAACGGCTTCCAACCATACTGAACCGCTAGCCAATTATCAGCTAGAGGTTTCGTAAGGCTGGGCTTATACCCTTTACGGAAATTAACGGCCTTAGCGTCCCATAAGAGCTCAACTGCACGCGGAATGTTACCTCTTTTCAGAGCTAACAAAGAGTGTGCAATGCGGCTAGCACCATCTATGATGGTTTTAGCGGTTTGACGATATTGGGTTAGGTCTTGAGCCAAATTGGCGTCAAGACCTTGCCCGCAATTGTCAACGAGTTTCTTAATGGCTTTATTCCTAGCTATCGCAGAATGCGATGGAAAGGACGGCGAATTTCCCGCAGGACCTGTCCCGAGTTGGCTTGTAAAGGAAGTGAGTTCGAGACTCGTATCTGGAGTCGCTGGTGGAACTAGCGAATTCAGGTCGATGTGCACGATCTCAATACCCAAATCAAGCGTTCGGGTCTCATACATACTGTGATTATTCACAGGAAGATGTCTCTTCTTAAGAGCACCAAAGTGAGGAGTTCGAACACCAGTCCACTCACGGCGATATGACTCATATGTAACGACGGTATTACCCGTCAAAACATCATTTGACATAACGTAATGAGGAAGGCTAGAAGTACGAATTTCAGGCGATGGACGCAAATTAGAAGTTGTGGTCCTGGGAGATCGTAAAGGTTTAACCTTACGCATGACGGATCGCCTTAGTTTTACACCAAGGCGATGCAGGTGTTCGGGTGAAATAGGAAGAACCCCAATAGATTTCTTGCGAAAACTAAAGGAAGCTTTCATATTCATATCCGAACCGATAACGTATAGACTACCAGGATAGTATAATGCGGTTATCCTAACTCGATACGGTGGCGTGACAGCGGGAAGTCGAATGCGAATCCTAGCGAGCAGACGAGAAAACTCGTGAAGCTCGGGGGACTCGAAAACGGCATTTCCGCGAACATCGAACACCCTAACGATATAGAACCAACCGATTTTAACTACCTGAGAGGTTTTACGAAACCCGGCCGCTTGCACAACCGACTGCAACTTCAGTACAGCCAAAGGCAGGGTAAACGGGTAGCGAACATAGCTCATGTACGCCTCCTGCTAACCTTACAATTAGATGTACAGCAAGCAACAACACCAAAGAGGGAAAGAATAGGCACCCGTATTTTGATAGCTATTGAATAGGTATCAAAGCGTAGTACCATATTTAACTCCCTTTAGCGATGTTGGGCACGTAAAGTGCCAGATGATTGAGACCTAAGCTACTGAGCAGGAGTAACAATCAATGGATTGTTAGAGAGTGTATAACTGAGTCTCGAGCCAATAGCAATAAATGCTAAAAGGCACAAAGCACAGATAGCCACAATTTTCCAATTCATTATTAACACTCCTGTAAAGATGCAAAGGTGACAATCAAACCATCCTGCTCACCAGATCCTTAAGAAACCTAATATGACGAGAATGGAGCCGTTCGAGAGAATCTCTATCAAGCTGAAGCATAACAGGATATATGTTGTCAAAACTAGGAGAAAACCTAGAAATGCCAGCAACAATCCAGTAAGCTTTTTGCAAAATACTGATCTCATCGACAAGTTCCACGATCGACATAAAGGC